CAAGCGGCGCAACATTTACGTTCCAAATTCTGCCAGCGTTCCCAAGCGCGGGCGGTACTGCACCAGACGCGCAAACCGTGTCACTATCGTTCACCGTTATCGGCGTTCCAGCCGAAGCGTTCTAACACAAACAATCGGGAGACAAAATGAAACTACCAATTACGATCGAGTTCACCAGTGGAGAGCAAGCAACATTTGTTGCTGCACCCCCTGAATGGGTTCGTTGGGAAAAGCACACAGGCAACACAATTGCACAGGCGCAAGACAAAATCGGAATTTCCGATCTTGTTTTTCTTGCTTACTATGCAATGAAGCGTGAAGCAGCGGGTAAGCCAATCAAGACCCTAGAGGTTTGGACTGAAACCATTGCTGACGTGAGTGTCGGTGAAGCAAACCCAAAAGTTATCCAGTCGGAAGTCTTAGCCGAATAGTTTGGGAAGTAGCCCTTCAAACGGGGCTACACCCAAACGATTTCGAAAGTGCAGAGGACATTCTGACGGTCATTGAAATTTTGGAAAGGCGGGGAAATGGCGACTGAAGCGATCAGTTATGACAAAGCCGAATTGCGCGCCATTCTTCGTTCTTTCAAAGCAATGGACGAGGAAGCAACAAACCAAGCCCGAACACAAACTTCAAAACTTGCTGATTTTGTTCGTGGCAAAATTATCAGTGCGGCTTTAAATTCGAAAAACAGGGTTGCACCGAAAATTGCACAGGGTTCAAAGGTTTCAAAGTCGTCAAAAATTGGCGAAATCTCTTTTGGTTTTGCTAGTCAAAAGTTAAGCGGTGGCGGAACAACGCAACAATTGTGGGGCGGTTATGAATTCGGTTCAAACCGCTATAAGCAATTTCCAGTTTGGTCAGGTCGTGAAGGTCGCGGTTCGCGCGGTTGGTTTATTTATCCAACGCTTCGAAGCGTTCAGCCTGAAATCGTAAAACGTTGGGAACAATCGTTTGACGAAATAGTTAAGGAGTTCAACTAATGGCTGATCGAAGTCGCACCCTTAAACTTTCCATTTTGGCAGACGTTGACAAACTCAATAAATCTTTAAAAACTGGCGAACAAGACGTTTCCAGTTTCACAGGAAAGTTACAGGGTTTCAGCGACAAAATCACGACCGCGTTCAAAGTGGCTACGGCTGCCGCAGTGGTGTTTGCTGGCAAACTCGCAATCGATTCAATCAAAGCCGCTTCCGATCTAGGCGAAACTATTTCAAAAGTCGGCGTCTTGTTTGGTGATTCGGCAAAAGAAATTGAAAAGTTTGCTGAAGGTGCTGCACAATCTTTGGGACAAACAAAACAACAGGCATTGGACGCGGCTGCAAATTTTGCTATCTTCGGCAAATCCGCTGGGCTTAGCGGTGTCGCACTAACTGAATTCTCAACAGGATTCGTTTCATTGGCTGCCGATCTTGCTTCCTTCAACAACGTTTCCCAAGACGAAGCAATTAACGCCATTGGTTCAGCCTTGCGCGGTGAAGCAGAACCGCTACGCCGATTCGGTGTTTTACTAGACGACGCAACACTTAAAAATGCAGCCCTTGAATTAGGCTTGATTAGCACGACCAAAAACGCGCTAACACCGCAACAAAAGGTGCTGGCTGCTCAAAAGGTCATTTACGAACAAACAACGGCGGCGCAGGGTGACTTCGCCCGTACGTCGGACGGCTTAGCCAACCAGACCAAAATCCTTAGTGCTGAATTAGAAAACACAAAATTGGTCATTGGTGAAGCATTGTTGCCAATCGTGCTGGAATTGGCAACGGCATTTTCTGAAAACATCATTCCTTTAATTAAAGAATTTGCAAACGGTTTGACGGGTAAAGACGGCGTCAACGAAAGTCTTACGGAATCTGAAATTGCTGCCCGGGCTTGGGGTGAACGGGTTAGAAAAGTCATTGAAATTGTTGTTGGCTTAAAAGATGAATTGATCGCAGTCGCTGCCGTTTTAGCGACGGTTTTTGTTGTTTCCAAAATTGCTGCGGCAGTGCAGGGCACAATTGTTTTGATCACCAGTTTAATTAAGGCTTACAATTTATTGAAGGCTTCGGCGATCGTTGCTGGTGTTGCTTCGGCGTTTGCTTTAAACCCATTGTTGGGCGTGGGCGCAGTTGCACTTGCTGCGGGCGTTTTATCGGCTGCCAATGCGTTGGCGGGTAAAGGCGACGTTTCAACTGCTGGTTTAGCGTCAGGCAGTACTGCTGGTTTTTCAGGCACAATGCCAAATGGTCAATCATTTTCTACGGGTGGGACAACTGGTGGTGGTGGGGTTACACCAACGACGCTTCCAACGATTACAGTTCCAAGCACGGCTGGAATAAGTGCTGCTTCAACTGTCGCTGCAACTGCCGCTGCTGCAACTGCAAACGTCGTCAGTGGTTCATTCGACGTTGGGCGTTTCCGAATGGCTGAAGAACGAACAAGTGGAACGACAATCAACTTAAACGTAACGGGTGCGTTCGATAAGGAAGGCACTGCCCGCACAATTGTTGAAACCCTTAATAGTTCGGCATACCGTGGCACGGGCGGTGCTGGAAATCTTGTTGCGCTATGACCCAATGGAATCCCGTTTGGCTAGTTGAAATTGACGGCGTTGAATACACCGACGCCGTTTTAGCCAATCTGACCATTCGGAGTGGTCGGACAAACATTTACGAACAAGCCCAAGCGGGTTACGTCAACCTTCAACTTATTGACATTTCACAAAGCACAATTCCAGTTTCGATCAATTCAACAATTTCGGTTCGAATTAAAGACACGTCTAACGCCTTTGTTTCAATTTTTGGTGGCAACGTTGTTGACATTGGTTTGGAAGTGCGTGACGTAGGTTCGACAACGTTCACCCAGACCTATTCGATCACTGCATTGGGCGCATTGGCACGTTTGCCAAAAGTAATTTTTACAGACGCTCTTGCACGGGATTTTGACGGCGATCAAATCTATGAAGTTTTACAATCAGTATTGTTCAATTCATGGGCGCAGGTCGCTGGGTCGGTCACATGGGGTACTTACACACCAGCGGGCACGACATGGGCGACGGCTGAAAACAATGGGTTAGGTGAAATCGACCGCCCGGGAAATTATGATCTATCGGCGCGTGGTGGTGGGTCAGACCCAATCGACGTTTATTCGCTAGTTGCAGCATTGGCGACTTCAGGGCTTGGCTACATTTATGAGGACAGTCTCGGGCGTATTGGCTACGCGGATTCAACCCACCGCACCCAATACCTTGCCGCCAACGGTTACGTCGATCTTGACGCTAATCACGCCCGCGCCGCTGGACTTCGAATTGAAACCCGCGTGGGTGACGTACGAAATGCCATAACTATTTTGTACGGCGCAAACAGTCAAAACGACGTTTCGGACAGTGACCCAGCCTCAATTGCAATCTATGGCAATCTTGCACAAATCATTACGACAACATTGCATGACGCGGGAGACGCGAGCGCACAGGCTGGGTTTTATTTATCATTACGCGCCAACCCGCAACCTATTTTTAGCCAAATTTCCTTTGATCTTACAAACCCTGAAATTGACGACGCTGACCGCGACAACCTTTTGAACGTTTTTATGGGCGAAGCGATTAGCCTTAACAACTTACCGGCAAACATGAATTCGGGAACATTTCAAGGCTTCGTCGAAGGTTGGGGATTTCAGGCGTCGTACAATCAACTTTCGGTGACCTTGTTGCTTTCACCGCTTGCCTACTCATTACAGGCAATGCGTTGGAATGACGTACCGATTACCGAAACATGGGCAAGCGTGTCGCCGACTTTAGACTGGGCAAATGCCACAATAGTGGCTTAGAAAAGGAGAAAACATGGCAAACCCTACGAGCAACTTTGGCTGGCAAATGCCGACGTCGAGTGATTTAGTCACCGACCTGCCAGCAGATTTTGAGGTCTTTGGACAAGCCGTTGACACAGCACTTGTTGATCTCAAAGGCGGCACCACCAATCAAGTCTTGGCAAAAAATAGCGATACAGACATGGATTTCAAATGGGTGACTGATGCCACCGGCATGACCAATCCAATGACCACAACCGGTGACACGATCTATTCATCAAGCGGATCGACACCGGCACGATTAGGCATTGGTTCAACTGGCGATGTTTTGACTGTTGCTGGTGGTGTACCTTCATGGGCTGCGCCGGCTGGCGGTGGCAAAAATTGGTCATTATTAAATGCAGGTGGCACAAACTTAACTGCTGCTTCCACAATTACAGTCAGCGGAATTAGCGGTGCAGACGGCATTTTAATTGGCATTTCAGGTGCTTCAACAACTAATGCAGGATTTTCTGGCACTTTTAGATTCAATACCGATTCGGGTGCAAATTACAATAATTTTTCTGTCGAAAGTTACGCACCAACTACTTATTCGGCAGGAATTTTTACTGCGCAACCTAGACTAAACATAACAAGCGTCCAAATTTCAAGTTCAGGCAACAATGCTGGCTGCGCGCTTACAGGTTATTTATTTATTTCAGGCGCAAATGCTTCAGGTGTAAAAACTTATTGGGGCGCAATGGGTACTGATCAAGTTAGCGGATCAATAAACGGCGAACAAAGATTTGTCGGCGGACTTTATACAGGATCAAGTGCCATTTCATCAGTGTCGTTTGTATCTGATAACGGCAATTTTGACGCTGGCAAAATCTGGGTTTATACAACGGCATAAGGGGATAAAATGAAAATCATAGAAAAAGAATTTAACGCTGCAACAGGTGAAGAAATTATTACTGAACGAGACGAAACCGCTGCGGAAACAAAAACTCGTTTAGATTTTGAAAAAACACGCGCCGCGGCACTTGCCGAAGCGGAAACAAAAGCGGCTGAAAAAACTGCGGTGCTTGCAAAACTAGGTTTGACGGCTGACGAAGTAGCGGCATTGCTTTCATGACCTACCCAGATGGCACAAATGCACGGCTGATCGAAGTCGCAGCGGCTGAAATTGGCACGGTTGAGGAAGGCGACAACCTAACAAAGTACGGCAAATTTATGAAGGCTGACGGTTTGCCGTGGTGTGGAAGTTTTGTCAATTGGTGTGCAGCCCAATCGGGAATCAAAATTCCAAACGTCGTAAGCACGGCAGCAGGGGCACATAAATTGAAAGAATTGCAGCGTTGGTCAACTATGCCGCAATTGGGTTATCTGGCATTTATGGATTTTCCGCATGACGGCATAGATCGCATTTCACACATTGGCATTGTTGTCGGACTAATTGACACAAAGACTTGCTTAACGATCGAAGGCAACACCAGCGGGACAGGCGACCAACGCAATGGCGGAATGGTCATGGTGAAGGTTCGTTCGTACGGGGCAGGAAAAGAGATCGTCGGGTTTGGAATTCCAAAGTTCGTTCCGTATCAGGGCGAATTCCCAACGGTTGCAGTTCCAACTTCGGGAGACAAACCAAAGAAGGAGACAAAAAAATGGACAAAGCCAAAGCCCTAGCAGCGTCGTGGGCGCGCTCATTTATGGCAGCAGCACTTGCGCTTTATTTGGCGGGAGTGACTGACCCTAAGACACTAGCAATGGCAGGTGTTGCAGCGGTAGCACCAGTGATCTTGCGTTGGTTAAACCCGCAGGATAAGAGTTTCGGGTTAACGGGGAAGTAGCCCGAAAAGTCGCGGCAGCATGGTTGGTTTGGGCACTTGCACTAACCATGTCTGCTTGCGGCTATGACGGCTGGGTGCGTTATGAGTGCCAAGAATTTGAAAACTGGTCGAAGCCAGAATGCAAGAAACCAGAATGCGTCCCCACTGGAACGTGTACTGACGACATACTTGGATTCTCAACACGAGAAACCCGCACGCCGTAGAGCACCAGAAGATGTTCACGCGCAACTCATTTTGATTATTGGTTCAACGCTTGCAGCGGTTTTTTTGATCGTCACCGTAGGCATAACCTATGCGCTGATTTTTGTTACGCAACCAATCGGGGCGCAAGCACCCAACGACGCAGCCTTTATTGATTTATTGAAAACACTGGCAATTTTCCTGACTGGTTCATTGGGTGGCGTGCTTGCTGGCAATGGACTGAAATCAAAGCAAAAGCCCACCGACACGCCGACAAACACGCAAGGTTCTTGACCGCGCGTTGTTCATGCGTCACCCTGAGTTCAGGTGGTAGTCCTACCGCCAAGAATCGGGAGAATTCAAAATGGTACTTGATTTACTTGACCCAGAGACATTGCAGCGTTTGGTGCTTGCGATCATTCTTATGGTGATTTCAGCGGCTGCGGGTTACGCAAAAGGCTTTAAAGAGGGCAAGCGCGAAGGCATGGCACGACGTAAGGCAATGATTCGCCACGCTGCAAACAAGGCGGTCAACTAATGGGATTCCTAGACAATTACGAAGCGTCACGCGAAAGACTGGAACGCTGGCTGGCAACTTACCCGCTTGGCTGCATTGAAACCCGCATTGTTGAATTTAGTGCCGAAAAGGGTTATGTCCTTGTTGAAGCAAAGGCGTGGCGTAAAGACACAGACGAAAAGCCAGCAGGTGTCGATTATGCCTACGGTTACCAAGCAGCCTACCAACCCAACATGAAACGCTGGTTCGTTGAGGACACAGTAACTTCGGCAATTATGCGCGTTCAGCAGTTGGTCATGGGTGGTGCGGAACGCAGCACAAAAGAAGTCATGGAACAGGTTGAAAAGACAACGGCGAAGGTTGCAAATACTGATTCGACCGATTACTGGACGACAAAATTTGGTGACGTCCCAAGTTACAAAACCGCAGCCGAAGCCGAGCAATCGGGCATTCCGTCACTGGGTTCATCAATGGACGAAATTGCCAAGCAATTGGGTGGTGAATTGGTCAAGGAAGCACCGCAGTGCAGTCATGGGCACATGATCTGGAAACAATCACATGAAGGCGCACCGAAGTCATGGGGCGGTTACTTTTGCACCGAGCGCACAAAGGCAACCCAATGCACACCGCGTTGGTACGTTTTGCGATCAACTGGAAAATGGGAACCCCAAGTATGAGCGACTTTATTGAAATCATTTATCCGCAAACCATGACTGCAAAACTTATGGAAAACGGTGAAGTGATCGCAGAATACAAAGTCGAGCAATGCGACAAGTGTTCAATGCTGACAAAGTTTGACGCATTCGGCTACCAAAAGGGCTATGATCGTGGCGAAAAGATAATCTGGTTTTGCGCGGGTTGCAGATGAAAATGACATTGACGCGTGCAGAAGAATTTGTCTGCCATAAGGCTGCATTGGAATTGGCAAAAGATAACAACGACTATTGGCAAACCCGTGAAGGCGGGTACTCAATGGATAAATCGTTCCATGACCTTATTGCCCAAGACGCACAAAGCATTGGCAGTGAATGGGTTGTTGCAAAATACCTTGATCTACCTTTCAACCCGTACGAAAACAAATACAAAGTAAAAGCCGACGTTGGCAGTCACTTTGAAATTCGTTGGACTAAATACGTTGCCGGTCATTTAGTTGTTCACGAATACGATCGACCAAATGACGTGGCAATTTTGGTGACTGGTGAATCTCCCAATTATTTCATAGCGGGCTGGATTCCCATTGCTATGGCAAAACGTCCCAAGTACCGTCATTCGAAGCAACCTAACTGGTGGGTCACACAAATAAACCTTCAACCGATCGAGAATTTACGGAGAAGCAATTATGGACACAGTGCAGTTTGAATGCCGAAAATGCAAGAAGGTCACAAAACAGTTGATTCACAGGATTACCGACAACCTTCCCGAAGGTGTGGAAGTGATTCAATGCACCAAGTGCGAAGTCATGGGGGTTGCACAAATAGGGAGTTCAAATGCCAATCTATGAGTTTGAATGCACGGTGTGCAAAATCCGTGTTGAGGTGGATAAGTCAATCCACGACGAAAACCAGCCAATCTGCTGCGGGACAAACATGAGCCGAAGGTACTCAACTTTTGGCATTTCATTCAAGGGCGAAGGTTGGGGTCATCAATGAAACTTCGACATAGATTTGGTTTATGCAAGGGTTTCGAACCTTACATGGTGCAAAGTGTTCCAATGCTTCGGGCACATTGTGTTTATTGCGTCGAGAAATTCGACCTGATTAAAGCAGAATGGTGTGGTGCGCTTAGTGAATAGTTATCCACAGGCTTTATCCACATGGGTGCAAAAGGTGTGGGACACGCCCAAGCCCATGCGGGAAGTTATTAAACACTTGACTGCATGCTGTACGCTTGACGCATACAACAAACACCCCGATTTTAGGGATTTAAACAAGAATGAAGTTCTTTCAAATAATCTTGAAAAGAAAAAGATAGATAAAAAAAGACTTCAAAGGTTGTTGTTAATCGCTAGCCTAATCGCACCGATAGGGGCAAACCATGCTTCAGCGGCTAACTATTCAATAGATCACTTGAAACTCTATGCACATTCAAGACTGCTGGATTACAAAGAGTTCCAGTGTTTCAACAAGATCATTACAAAGGAAAGTCGTTGGTCGTATCGTGCCAAGAATGGTTCGCATTTTGGTTTGGGTCAGATGAGATCGAAGCACTATCGTGACCTTGACCCATTTAGACAGATAGACGCTACAATCAAATACATCACAGTTCGTTATGAAACGCCATGCAAGGCTTGGGCTTTCCACATCAAAAGGAATTACTACTAATGGCAAGTGCACTGCGGGACACTGGTAGCACTGCACGTTGGCGCAAGATCAGACAACGGATACTTGAACGCGACGCTTACACTTGTCAGGCATGCGGTCTTGAAGGCAACACGGTTGACCACATCATTGCCCGTAGTCTTGGGGGTGGAGACGACGAAAATAATCTTCAATGTTTATGTTTTCGGTGTAATAGTGCTAAAGGCGGTATAAACCGCCAAAACGCCAAAAGTGGCAAAAACGGCAAAAATGCCGATAGGGGGGGTTTTTTTAGCGGGGCTTCGACAC